GGCATCCCACACATTGTTAAAAATGTTAAATGTAATTAAATAAAAATAAATGTAGAAGAAGACGCGCATCTTTGAAGTACCTAAAACTTCAAGCCATAGTCGAATTTCATGACAATGTCGATTAACTCGCAATAAACCAGCGTACCAAAGCCAGCCTGTTGCATGAGTGTTTCGAAAACATCGATCTGAGTATCAGTAATGACATCACGATAGCGCGAATAAAATTGCTTTCTCGATAAAACAATTCTCTTATGAGTGTCGCCAATAGTTTCCATAAAGGATGAGTGCACATAATGCTCCTCCGATGTAAGATGATGGAAATAAGGGCAAAGAACCAGCAGTGGTTCATAGAGAAAATATTTGAAGAAACCAAAAGTAAGTAGCGACTGACAATATGCGTACTTACATGTAGCCCAAGGAGGGCAGTGTTTCTTAGGGAGAACCGGGACGTCTCCTTCGTACGTCCCGCTTAAGCGCAGCAAAACCCCTAAATTAGGCATGCTTAAAAAGCTACCGTTGTCTAATATTATAGGGGAATTCTTAAGGAATTGAAACGAGTAGGTCTCACATTTCTCATAAGAGAAACGGAAGCCAAAGTTGAACCCAGCTAGGGTCAGCAGTTCAATACTCATTTCGTGTCCTTGCTCAAGAAGCAAATGGAGTGAATATGCAAGTATGTAATAAATACAATTGTTGCAAGTGGTCGTATCGCCCACTCCAGAAGGCAGATAACCTGTTACCGACTTAAATATAACTTTTTCTTTTCTATTAGTAGGGTTGTAAACCGTGAACGGACTCATAATTAAAGTCAACAAGTTTTCTTCTTGTTCTTCCGTCATACAAGACATCATAGCATAAAGCTTATGAGTCCATAAGGTGTGACTGGAGTCGTTCGTAGAAATATCCACATTATAATAGTGACGGTTTCCTTTACCATCATGAAAAGCTAGGATAGCATCATCCGAATTATTTAATATCATAACCCGGTATCCATTATTGCATGCCTCATCATATACGGCACCAATATCCACGTGACTTGAACACAAACAATACTTTACTGCCACTTGACCAAAAGTGACCGTCTTATTTTTTGAATGGGTCTTAAACGAATTAGCAAAGTCTACCCTAGGCAAACTATTTTCCGTAGAACAATCCACTACGATTCTAGCAGGCTTACCGTACTTGGCTGTTTCGAGATACTTCATCGTCCAAACTATGGCCTCATCCCACAATTTCTTCACGAGCCCTCCGCTCATCATAAGTACATCCCATTTAGCTCTCCTCAAGCGCTGCTTCGTGTGTGTCTGGAGGGTCAAGTCGTAACCCCCTTCCTGGCATGTTTTATGGTATTCATGCATACCGAGGGAAGCTATGACCAGTTCCGATATTGCTTCACCATGCGTGTCGCAAAAAGAAACATTGTTATCCTGCAACATTTCTTGGAAATTATCGGTATTCACAATAACACCGAACATACGAAGATTGGTAATCTCCATCTGGCCTTCCTTGTCCTCAGGCACCTTCCTGGCGAAGTGCCTATACATCATGCCCCGGGTATTGATGACGCAATCCCTCTCGTACATGATGCCTCCGTGGCCGTGGTTCCAACCAAATGTGGACCGCCACTTTGTGGGGGGCTTACTTTTATCCCCCCAATCGGTAAATCTCAATTCACCAGTGTCAGTGTTAAAACAACCGTTTCTATCACTAACTACTTTGAACCTTCTATTAAAAGTCCACTCGTGTGTATCTGCCATACTACACGGATACCACCTACCTAAACCAAACGTGTACACACCGTCGTCTAATCTCTCTAAACGCGTGTACACGTAAAAATCGCCCTGGATACTCATCGAGAGCTACAACCTACCACCGGCCCTGGACAGAGCACCCACACTTTTGGCAGGTAAGCAAGTGGCAACCTTTGCATGTAACGATATTAAGGTGTTTAATACTGCCATTACTGTATTAGTAGTATACTCAAGACAAAGAGGGTGCAAATAACTATAACCACCTTCCTTATTGATCTGAACGAGTACCAACTTAATCTTTTCAACAGCCCAAGTCCAGACCTTGCCATCGTAGCCAGCATACTGCCCTCCAGATGTCTCCTGCACCAGCCGGATGTAGAGTTCCTTAAAGACTATGGAGGGTACTTGTCCATCGTACACACCTACCATAGTCGGTAATAACTGTCTAGTTCCGTCATGCCCTGGGCCAATTACGTCACCCGAGCCACCTGTGATCCATGTCAACAAGCGTGAGATAGGAGTTCTACTCGCAATATAAGACGTCTCAATGTTATCAATCACATTAGAGCGCTTATGACCACCGGCATCCACACCCAAATCCACAGTCTTGAGTACAGCTGTGTAGGAAAAGACAATGCGTAAAATATTCAACATCTCGCTGAAAACATTAGAGTATACCCTTATGAAGTCACCAGAGATGCCTATAAGCATTGTTTGGAAAATTTCCTCAGGCAAGAGCTTCATAGTAGCTATACGAAGTCTAGTGCCATCCTCTTTATTAACGAATCGGCATGTTTCTACACCGTTATCATCAATATCTCCCCATGATGAGTGTTCAGACGAGGTGTCGGAACTTGAATCATCCCCGTTATTATACAAGACCAAATCCGTCTCAATCTTTCGATCGGTGCTTGGCTGATTGGATTCGTCTAGTAATAACTCGGATTGGGTGCGAGGCAACAACTCGCTCACAGACATGGCCACTTCTTCAGGATTAACTTGCGTCTCGGTAATTACACCGGTGCTTAGCTGATTGCAAAGTTCCTTCTTAGCGGCCTCCCTGTCTGAACCCGGCATTAGCCTTCTATCCCCCCCCACTATAATAGGTGGAGGAGGTGCCATAAAGCGGGTTAACTTGCTTTTCTTTTCTGACGCAGCAAGTTCACGTCCAAATCCCCGGTTTTTGTCCGGGGGGTCTACTGATGGTCCGAGGTCAAAGTCGTCACCTTCCAATTCGGGCAAATCGGAATAATCCATTTCTGATTGGACCGACATGTTATCCGAGTAACGCTGTTCGTCGTCCTCATAATCCCGCATTTGCTCATCGTAAGCTAGGGCAGTTGGATCACCTATGTTGAAATTTGAGCGGTCAACGTGGTAGTGAGCCGAGGTGCAGTGGTGGGGAAAAGCACATTTCTCTAGTTCTCTAACCTTACGACATAATGGCATCCTTTCAGATATTCTGCGCATAGCCCCTTCCTTAGGTTTACGTTTTGAGCCTTCCTTCGGGTGATAATGTGAGCCACCTCCACAACTAAGCATACTTGCCACAACCCCATCTAGCGACAACTTACAAGCCTTAATAACAGGATCTGAGTCGGAGGGCTTGGCATCCCTCCTTACTCTGTGCTCACTTGAGACCTTTTTACCCACCTTTGGTTTACTTTTAGCGGCTGGTCCCATATGGGGTTTGGATGCTAGATCATCTGTATTGGTGTGTGACCCATTATTGCCATTAAGGGCCGAAGTCAAGCTAAACAACTCCGAGTGGAATTTATCTACTACGGCGTTGTACCCAAACCAAGAGGTTACCATGGTCACAATATACTCATCTGTATAAACAGAATGGTATACTCCTAGAGCATCCTGCGTCATGAATAACATTGGATAAATATTCATGATAATTGGTGCATAATGGAAATTGAAGCCATCATAATACCACTTGGTTGACGAAGCAAGTCGATTTGTGTGATCAACATCGTCTGACATGGTCCAAGATCCATGACTACCGCTCAAGCAACTGCTGAACGGGAAAAACCCCGCGATACGCGCAAGGGACATGCTACAATAACTACATTCTTTATCTACTACTCTATTTCTAATGTTTCTATTTCTACAGTTATTATAATCTACGTCACTAATCGTCTCTTTTAAGAGGAATGTTGCCTGGACCAAGGGCGTGTCTAATCTAAGTCCTTCCCATCAAAGAACGGGAAGATTGTAGCCAAGAGCAACTACAAAGGTACTCACCTTGACCAAATTGTCCGGTGAGAGCTCACTGAAGTATTGACCGGATATGCCGATACGAACTTCAGAAGCGGATCCATCTACTTTAAAAAATCTAACGTAGGTATTGGATCCTCCTGCCCACATAGGGGCACTACTAACGTCACCAGGGGCGCTAGATGAGTATTCTCCATTAATGAGGAACAAGTTTTGAACCCCTATGGAAGAAGATGTGTCAAGGTAATTAGTGGGAACACAACCATTTAATCCGTCCTGAATGACGGTCATTTGAAAGATGTCGCCGACGATGGCATCAGGGATAACAAAAGATCCACCATCTCCATATACCGCGTCAAGTGGGTCGATATAGCTATTAGTCAAAACCCCTAGAAGGATAGGCGGCACTGCTTCAGCGGCTCCATAACCCACAGGCTCCTCAGTTACATGTTGGCTTCTAGAGAAATGCGCATATCCGAATTCGGCTGACGAAATGTGGGGAACGCGCAATGATACATCATAAGTCACCCATAGTTCTGCAACCTTTCCACCTGCTGGAAAAGAAGGAGGAAAATCAGTGTACAATTGCATAGTACCCATATCGGTCAAGTTAATAGGAGTTGTTACAACTCCACTACGCACGTAGTAACCATTAGAAGGCTGATCTTTGCACTCAACTCCAAACAGCAACGATTTGTATGGAGGTCCGGATATGGCATTACCGGAATTAAGCAAATCCGTCTTTGAAACGAAAGGAGGGGCATCAGAGTTAGGGTTGAATGACATACCATATGATCCCATAATACCGTTACTAGTTGAAGATCCTATTGGAGAAAATTCTGAAATCAACTCATAAATGAGCCCATTGAAACGGTAAGTAGAGTAATTATTTGCGATTGGCTCACCGAAAGGAAATTCGGCAGCCAATCCAGGGTTAAGGTGATGAACCGAAACTGAATAGCCTGGGTTAACAGGTACGACCACGTCCTTAATGTAGTCTCTATGTTGGAGTCTTAACGTAAATCCTCCCGCGTCAAATGAAATGTTAGCAGACGCATTAGCTCCCTTAAAGAAGCTGTTTTGGGCTACTTGGCCCCCGTTGTGCTTGGCGTCCTCCGTGAAGTAGTCTCCGCTACCCCATACGCTTCTCATCATAGATTGCACTGCTTTATTCAAGCCGTTGATGATCAGCGGACTGCCTGTAGCAATCCCTACGCCGTGTGCGACAGCATCCATACCCATGGACGCGATCTTCCCCAAAGAAGCCTTCTTAAGGGATTTCGTGAGTGCTGTCAAAGACTGCATCTCACGAACTACTTCCTTCAATGAAGTATTGGAATTTTTGCTCTGTTTCTTGAGTTTTTTGTTGGAGGAGAGGGACGATGAAACATTAGACCCGTTCCCGCGAATTGCCGCGGGGGGTTGCGTCTGGCGTTCAAAACCAGCCGCATTGGTTTGGGGTTACTTGACCCTGGGCCCCTGTCTGGGGGCCGCTTAAGCATACGAGTGGCCGACTTTCATAGTCCACTATAGTTTTCGTAATGACAATAACTGTTACTGATACCTTATCCGTATTATACTTCACAGTCTAATGCTGCATGTAGGCCGAGTCTTCTCGGTTGTACAAGCCGTTCTGGGTTGATGATAGTCCCAAAACGATTTCTCAGAGGTGCATCTCACTCAATCTTTTTTCATGATATAATCATGCTTACTCCGGTATGCTTTCCTAACACTTAATCTAGCTAATTGTTCTGCCTCTTGCGATTGACAGGCACGTGGAGCTTGTCCCACGACAGTGTTAATACTAATATACTTTCTTCAACAAGCGTCTAACACAAAATCTAAAAAAGCTTTCTGTGAACCGTACTGATGAATCCCCTCCTTGCGGAGAGTTGTAATCTGTTGCCCGGATTGAAGACAACAATGGCTGCGTTGGTACATGTATTAACCAATACATACACAGCCTGGGGTATAATAAATACCCCGAAACGATAGCTGCATGCTACCGTCCCCACTCTAATCTAAGCTTTACTTCACACCATAAATTAATATGACGTTTCCTTTAGTGCTGCCAGGCTTAGTAAAAGTGGGTCAGATCACGATCCTTAAATAAATAAGAACGTATGAAAAGCAAGAGTTCTGGCGCTCGAACTCTATGGAAAAATG